ATACTCATCACTGCTCATTATTGGGGTGGACCAGTTGTGAAATGGCTGATAAAACACATACCACACAGAAAAGTAGAATTCAAACCAAAAAAAGAACCCAAACAAAAAAAGCCATCAGAGTTTGCAAAAAAGATTCATGAAAAACATGAGCTTATCTGTCCTCCAATATTTTTTGTCGATGTAACAAATCCTAATGAATTACGATAATAGAAAAGATAACAGCATTCAATAATTATTGAATGTAGTAGAGGCCGAACTCTATAATGGGTTTCATTATTGACTGATCTCGAATATTGGATATGGGTTTCATGGATACAGTGTCTCGTATACAGTGTGTTGGGTTTCAATTATAGGTTGACTCGTTCTATACCTTGGGTTACCATGTTATAATGACTCGAACTTCTTTAATGGTTTTCAAAGTTATGGTGTCTCGTAGCTTTCATTTGGGTTTCAAATCAAACGTGACTCGTATTCCTCGATATTGGTTTTCATTTGTAGTTTGACTCGTATTCCTTGATTGGATTTCAGCGATGGGGTGACTCGTACTATCTATTTGGGTTTCATGTCATGATCAACTCGCACCTAAATGTTGGATTTCAAATGTACGTTGACTTCACCAGTAATACGATATTTTTAGAGTATTTTAATTTGATATTTCATTGGATCTCATCTTTGTGAATTTCCTTAAAGGCTGCAATGATTGCCTGGATATACATTCCAGTTTTTTTCATATCTCCGTAATAGTTTATTGTTCCAATCAGAGTAGGGACCTCCATTAGATTTGTAAGATCATGGTTTACTACAAGCTTTTCAGGATCAGTAAACAAGTAGAGCATTGGCTTTTTTACATCCTTGGCAAATCTCCATTCTTTTTGCGCTCTCTTATCAGAAAACCATTTATCAGTAATCATAAAGATTGCAAAGCCAGTCTTCTCAAGGGCATCAATTGCTCCCTCTGGATCATTTTCAAAATCCCCTGATGTCTTTATCTCAATTCCCATTAAATTTCCTCCAAAAATATTCCATCATTTTTTACTGCATGAAAGTGAATCTTAATGTGCTCCTGACAATACGTAGAATTGCAATACTTGCAATTTACATCAGGATCAGAGTTACATCCATAAATTCCACAGACATGGCCTAGGACTGACTGCTCACCCCATTTCATAACTTCAGTGTAGAGTTCTTTTATTCCCATATCTTTGATAGTTTTGGGAGCTAGTGTGCCGCGAAATATCTCATCCTGAGGATTTGTCTTTGATTCTACAATTTTTTTAAATTTGTCCTCGTAGATATCAGTCAATTAACCAACTCCCAATAAGACACAATTCCATCCCAGCTACAAAAAACCAAACTTTTTTCTCCCAAGGATAACGAAACATACTACTCTTCATCAACTATTATCACTCCTGCTGATTTTGCAATCTGTTCTGAGAACTCTAACATATCAGTAATGCAAGCCTGTTTCTCTGTGTCATGTTGCTGGAGTCTTTCAACCCAGCCTCTGACCAGTCCAGCAATAAAGGCATTCTTTGCTTTGTTCATTCTCTTGTAATCTTCTAGCTGCTCTTCGAGGGATTTCATTTGTCTGTAAATGCCTCTACGACACTATGCCCTAAAAGTTGTTTGGCATAAGGTTCTGTAGCTTCGAGTCCCTGCTGTCTACGCCATGTCTGCCATACATGGGCAAGGAAAATCTTGGATACTTTGCGTAGTGCTCTGTTGTGAATGTGTCCGTCATTAAATGTCGTCTTGCCTCCCTTGACTATTTTTACTGGGTGCTTTTTTCTTTCTGCCTTTTTGATTTTGTCATAGAGCTTGCGATATTTTGATTTGGCATCTGATTGTTTGACAAAAGAGTTTGCAGCTTTCCATGCCAATACTTTGAGTCTGTCATTCCAGTTTGATTGATATCCTATGGTTCTCTTTTGCAGAATTGGGACTGTCTGATTGTGACACTCTGGACATTTCTCTAATGGGTGTAGCTTCTTTGCTATCTTTCCTGTTTCATATTTTACTTCAATTGATGTTGGTTTCTTACATATAGGACAAAAGCGATTCATACCATATCCTGAATATTGCCATAGAGAAGAGACGTGATCAAACTTTTCGATATCATCAATGTATGAAATTAGTCCAGCAGCTAACAGTGGACCAATTCCCATAATCTTTGAGAGGTATTGGGTCCATAATGCGTGGTTCTTTAGTTGTTTTACTATGAGTTTTTCAATGTCTTTTTCAAATGCTCCGGCGTTTTCCATGATTGCTGTAATCCCATAAAGTGAGAGATCCTCTTTTGATATGGTATTGCCTCTCTCTGATGCTCCTATTCTTAGCTGTGTTTGTATTCTCTGTCCCTGAAAGTCATAGTAGATATCGACAAGATTTCGTAGGAGAAAATGCGGAATCTCTACAGTATCTTTGAATGGTACTGGAGCGTCTTTTGTTCTAGCTGGAGTTGGTTGGATATATTTAGGACCAGCAGTTCGTTTGGTTGCTTTTTTCTTTGGTTTCTTCTTTACTACTTTCTTGATGGTAGCCTTTCTCCTAACAACTATTTCTTGACATCTCCTCTAGCTAGGGAAAGCCCAACCTTTGGAGCTGCAATGTCAATGATATAGTGATAGATTCCTCGCATTGCAAACGTATCTCGTTTGTCTGCAAGGTCTGTAACTTTGGTAGATTTTAATAATGCCTTTCCAAGTTCTATCATCTGTGAATCTGGGACTTTGTTCTCAAAATAAACTCTGAAAAAGTTTCTCATTATTGTATATCGATAAAATGGTGAATCGGGATTTGTTGATACTTGCTGTAAGACAGGAATAAATAATTTTATTTTCTTGATATCAGTTTGTGTGATTGAATGCAAAAAGTCATCAACTGCAACTGGTCGGACTGGTCTAATTGATGTAGACTTTGCATAATGCAACCAGTTAAGAACTGTAGAATACTTTAGATTTCCTCCTTTGATGTAATGATCACAGTCTCCTCGAAGATCATTGAAGAATGGAATCTTGCCTGTGTCAAGTGCCTTTAGATGATCACCTAGAGTTAATGGCTTTCCAAGATTCAGTCTTCGGTAAATCTCTCTTTGGTTTCCACCTTTGTAGATAAACAAAATCAAATCATAGCTTTCTAATCCATAATGATCTCTAGCATATCGTAGTGCTTCTATTCTGTGTTGACCATCTACTACATCATAATCTATTTTTCCAGTCCCATCAGTTACTCGAATTACATTATCAACGAATTTGTTTTCCATTATGGCATCAGCCATTCTATGAAATTTTGTAGTTCCTATTCTTCTTTCAAACTGAGCTGGTTGGAATGTCTTTTCTATTTTGTCTAACTTGAAATCCTTTAGATATTTTATTTCTGCCTGTGGTGGCATATACACAACTGTAGATGTTTTTGACATCATTCAAAACTTTAAATATTCTTTAATAAAACTATAGGTTCAATATTATTTGTACCTAAATCGCTTATGCACGCGAATCTTTGATATCTCAAATCCGTGAGGGTCATACTTTGTTTTGCCAATCATACAGTAAATGATACTCATAACAGAGTCTCGTGGATGATTCCATTCCTTTTTTGCCTTTTGTCGTGGATCTTCTTTTGCGACTTCCTCATTGTCTCTGTCAAGATCCTTTCTTGTAATTCCACAAAAGTCATCAAGCAAAAAGTCACACTCCCAGTCATTTTTCATTGGGATTATTAACTGAGAGACTGGCTTGCCGTCCTCGTTAGGTACTGTACTTCCGACAAAGTCAACAAAGTTCTGAATGATTTGTGTTTTGTCAACTGAATAGTATTCTTTTTTCTCACCGACAGTTGGGGAATCAATAATGTCCTGACTCTTGTGTCGCATGGTTTCTTCTGTGATATTTCCACTAGTCCAACAACCCTTTACTTTTCCGCGTCCCAGCCCTGCAAACTTTTCTCCAAATGATGTGTATCCTCCGTTTTGCATCATTGTTACTTTGTCTTTTCCATAACCCAAGTCAGCCACACAAAAGTCACACTGATATTCTCTAAAGATTTTGACAAAATGTGCAGCCTGATCATATTCGTGAATATTGTCAACTAGGGGATCAATATGTGCAATCTGATATCGATTTGTCTTTCTCCAATAAATTATGACGGTGCCGAAAGTTTTAGAAGCTGCTGGACCCGAACCCCAATCTATTCCAAGAAAGACTAGGATCTCAGAACCGTACTCTCTTTTCAGATTACATATCTCTTTGGATGACAGTAACGTCTTGGTGTAATCATAACATGCCTCAACCATTTCTGGGGTAATTGGTCTACGCATTGCCTTGTAAAAATTTCCATAAACGTGGGCCTCCACAATGCTCTTTGGATTGTATTTTTTTTGGAATTCGATTGAATTCTCTGGTCTTGTCTTGTAGAGATTTACTGCATCATCAATAGTAATTGGAATCCTTGCAAAGATTGTCTGTGGCATGTGGTATCCTCGGTATTCTTTGTTCTCTGGCTTTCCGGCAACCCACTTTCCTGCAACAATGTTTTCTGGATGCTCATTACACAGATAGCCATCAGAATCAAATTTTAGTTTCTCTCTCCAATATTTATCATCAAACTTCCACGTAGCCAAGTATGTTCTCCCATGAATTGTTACCACTTTTTTTTTCAAAGAATACCATAAATAGTTGACCTTTAAGAAATCATTAATGAAAGACAGTTTCATGTTCTATTTTTCAGCGTTAACATTCCTACTTGGTGTAATAGTAGGTGTGGCAGTTGTTGGGATAGTTCTTAGATAATACCTTTATTTTTAAAAAAAACCATAATTTGTTGAAATCTAAAGAGCCAGTTAGTGGTGACACTGAAAAAATGTATAACGGGGTCATGGAAATTTTTGAAAAATTACAAAAGCGTTTCATATCATATGACAAATCAAACGCAGATGATTATTCATCCTCAACATTAGATTATCTTACAAAGCTATCAGGATCAATTGGATATACCGCACAGGTTCACTCTGGTCTTGCAAAGGCATACCAACATGAGAAGAGACTCTCAGATATTGAAAAGAAGC